TTGGAAGCGATCGATCGGCTTTGCAAAGAGGCTACACAGCGGCTCAAAAGTGCAGGTGTGCGGCTGACCATCGAGCGACGGAAGGCCTCTCTGTACCTGCGTGGCAACTTGCCGCCGAAGCTTCCTGGTGGTGAGTGGAAGCAGCAGCGCATGCCCTTGGGTTTAGATGCCACGCCCTTGGGGGTGAAGCAGGCTGAAGCTAAGGCTCACCAAGTTGGGCTAGAGCTGCAGATGGATCGGTTCCGCTGGCAAGACCATGTGGAGCTTCCGATCGACGCCAGCGTGATGAGTGGGCTGGTGCATCTGGCTGAGGAGCGCTACTTCTCAGAGCGCGATCGCACGGCCAAGACGTTGAGCACCTGGCAGCGGGTCTACGTTGCGCACTACCGCCAGATTGGGCTAGACAAGCCATTTAGCCTAGAGCTGATCCACCGCTACTTAAGTAGTAAGCGCGGCTTCCCGAATGCACTGCAGAAGGCGATCGTCGCCTGCCGATTTCTGTGCGCAGTCGCCAACCAGCCGTTAGATGCGCGGCCGTGGCAGGGGGTTGCGACTCGGCGCGAAGTCGTCCCTCGCGAACTACCAACACAGCAGCAGATTGTCGACTGGTTTGACCACCTTAAGAATATGCAGCTGCACCATCAGCCTGAGTTTCGAGCTGGCTGGATCTGGGTCTATGCAGCGATCGCGACCTACGGCCTTCGCCCGCACGAAGCTTGGTACCTGGACCTAGACTCGTTGCGAAAATCTAAGGGAAAACGGGTTTGGCTCAAGGATGGTAAGACAGGGCCGCGCTGGGTTTATCCCTGCCCACCGCAGTGGGTTCAGCGCTTTGACCTGTGCCACGGTGGGCCGCCGCCGATCAACGTCCGCAACAATCAAGAGTTGGGCACTCGAGCTGGGCAGTGGGCCAAAGCCAACGGTGTGCCACCTTTATATGGATTGCGGCATAGCTATGCCGTTCGGCTAATTGAGTACGAGTTCCCGGTGACGGTGGCTGCCAAGATGATGGGACACAGCCCTCAAGTCCACACCGAGACCTACCATCGCTGGCTAGGCGATCGCGAAGTCCAGAGCTACGCCGAGGACTTGCTGCGGTAAGCCCGAAGGCCCGCATTGGTGCGAAGCACTTGCTCAGAATTCCAGCGCAAACGCTGCTGCTTTGGCGGTGCCTTGGGGTTAATGACGACGCAGTGGGTGCCGAGCTTGTAAAGGCCTGAGCGGTAGTTGCGGCGCAGGGTCTCAGGGTTGCAGCCCAGCAACGCGGCCATCGCTTTAGTCGATAGATAGGTCATAGCCATAGAGTTCAGCGATTTTTCGTAGGGCTCGTTTGGCGGAGTAGTAGGCGTCTAGGATCTCGACCTGTTTGCACTCAGAAAACGAGTCGAGGAATCCCTCTCTGAAGATTTGCCACTTCATCATTCGCAGGTGAAAGCAGATGAGCTGACAGTCTTTGAGGGTCAGGTTTTCTTGCATGGGTTCCTCCGGTGAACCTGCACAGGAAGGGCGCCAGGCGTCGGTGGTGCGTCATAGATTTCGATGGTTTCGACCTGCGCATGTCGCAGCAAGTCACAGCATTTGTGAGCAACTTCGGGCGCGTTGATGTCGTCACAGACCCACTCGGTTGTCGGCTCAAGCGCTTGGCCTGACGGGTCGAAGAGTTGCAGCCAGTAGCGAGCCATCAGGACTTCCCCGCGTCTTTGCTAGCGGTCACAGTCAGGCAGTCGTTGTAGCGACCGGTCACGGAGTAATCCCGCTCTGGCTCGTCGCTCAAGCGCCAGAAAATCAGTTGCCCGATCAGCATCCCTGGCCAGATGGGAACGGGATGAAACCGCCGGACGTTGACGATTTCTAAGGTCAGTACGGAGTTGTGGAAGCGTGGGTCCGCAAAGCCTGCATAGAGATGGTTGATCCCTTCTCGGGCTCGGCTGCTCTTAAGAACGAACTTGGCAGCAAGCGATCGCGGAATGTTGAACAGCTCCAGGGTTTCACCCAAGAACCACTCGGATGGGTCAATGAGGTAGGGGCTTTCTTCGCAGTAGTCTGCGATCGATCGCTTCTGCAAGCTTGGACTGTTCGGCGTCTCGATCATGATGTTGGGGCCGAGGCGCACGTCGAGACTGGCCGGGTTGATCAGGTCTGGGTCAAACGGGCTGACCATGCCGGCTTCGCAGAGCGCTCTGATTTCGTGGTCGACGAGGATCACAGGTTTTACCTAGGTTTGAGGTGTTTTCAAGCGCTGGCTCGAAGTTCTTCAACAAAGCGCCAGTGGCATCCGTAGGCAGTGAGGCTGGGGTTAAGAGCAGCAGAGCGAATGTTCGCCGCGAGGACGTGGGATCTACCCTTGCGGCTTCGCTCGTAGTCGCTGCGCATGAAGGCCCGAGCGGCTTGATGCAGCGACGGGTAGACTGCTCCGGTTTCGACGCAAATCACCGCTCGCCGAGTGTCTTTGCGGTGGTTCTTCCGCAGGACATGCGGGGCGTAGGTCTCGCCAATCAGATTGGCTAGCCCGATTTCATCGACGCCCCAAAACAGATACGGCCGCTTTAGAGCGAAGTTGCGCAGGTCCGCTAAGGAAAGGCGATAACAGCGACCGACCTTGCGGCTTTTAAGGCATGGGTAGCGGTCTACCCAAGTGCGCACGCGGTGAGGTTGGATGCCCAGCTGGCGGGCAACTTCGTATCTGTTGAGGTTGTCGTCTGTGGCGACAGCACGCAGGCCAAGTAGTCTCGATCGATAGTAAAGTGCAGCTTTGCTCCGTTCTGGCCAGCCATTCTGCTTGGCGATCGCTCGATAGCGCTGATAGACAACCGCAAAAACATCGGTCCCCACTAAGTCCTCCAGCAGCCATTCTTCCTCTGCAGCCCAACGGGGCCCGGCGCTCATGCAGCCACCCCCATCGCCAGTAGTTCACGACGGATCCTCGTGATCCGCAGAGCGTTGCCGGTGCGAGTGTAAAATTCAAGCTGCTTGCGTAGAATTTCCTCTGGTGAATCATCGCGTTCGAACCGTTCAACTCTGCCGTAAGCCGATCGCGCAATTTGTTGGCGCTCGGCTTGGCTGATCTCTCCAGACTGAACACGGGCTAGAAAACCGTATTCTTCAAACCAGCGAGACAGAGCAGACTCAACAATCTGGGACGGCCTAGCATCAAACTCGATGCACCAAGTTTTAATCCAGGTGACGTCTTCGTCGCTCATCCCAACTGAGACATGAGCGTGGACACCCTTGCCGGAAGGCTGCCACGGCTTGAGTGTCGGGTTCATGGCCCAGACTTCGATGGCGCGACAGATGAGATGGCGCTTGACGATGTGTAGCTCTTGAGTAGCCCAGTTAAGCGCCAAGACGAGGCCTGCATCAATCGTGACGTGCAGTCGGTTAGGCACCTTTGGTGATCTCCTCGTAGTTGACCTCGGCGATCGCGCAGGCCTGCTTCAGCAAGAGGCTGCCATCGCGCTGACTCAGCCCCTGCCTGATCTGCTCTGGCGTGAGTTGCTTGAGGTTGCGAGACAGAAAATCAGCAGCGCCGTACTCTTGGTGCCTTTCGCAGTTCTTCAGGAAGCTTGGACTCAGGACTAAATGACCAAATCTGACGAGTCGTTCCTTCATGGCTTTGTCCTCTCGCCAGCGACAGGGAAAACGGTAAGTTCGTGAAGGCCGCGTGCAAGAGATTCGCAAAGTTCTCTTGCACGCAATTTGTCGAGGCTGTGACAAGGAAAAACGAAAAACCAGTAAGCGCGATCGCCCTGCCTTCGCACGCCCAAGGCATCGATATCTTTTGGGAAAATGGCTCGGCCTTCGAACACAGACAGTTCTTGCCCGAATGCTGGGTGTCCTAGTGGAACACCGACCAAGCAAGCAACAAACTGATAGCCATTCAGACTCCGAATCTGGCAGGGCAGGCTGCTGACAGAATCAATCCATAATTCATGCTTGCTGGTCATAGCTGCTCCCTGTTTACGACTTGGCGATCGCTTGCAGGACTCGTGATGTGCTGGCCGTAGGCTTGGGCAGCCCAGCCGTAGCCAGCGAACAAGCCAACTGCGAAAGCGGTCAGGACGATCGTTGGCAAGGCTTCACGCTGGCGGCGCTGCAACTCTCGCCGGTGGGCAAGGCGAGCGCGACGGGTTTGCTTGTGATTCATGGCTAGAACAGGAGAGCATCGACATCTGCAAGGTCTTCAAGGTCTGGCTCGCCGGCTGGGTCATCGGTTGGCGGCTCGTAGAGGTAGTGCTCTCGGCAGCGCTTAATCAGCTCTGGCAGTTCGAGTTGCTGAACCTCGCGGCCGATGAAGAAGAGTCGCTGGTCGTTGCGATCGCGGATTTCCCAGCCACCAAGCAGCCGGACTCCGGCGTACTCAGTGCTGATGCTCCAGGCGCTACAGCCATGGGGCAGACCGACGACGACGGGCTCGGTGTGAATGTCGAAGGTATGCATAGTTCTATTTCTAGACAAACTTTTGAGTAGTTCTAGTCTTGTTACAAAGCTTGCACAAGACTACGCGGATGCCTCAGGCGTCAACTGAACCAGAATCTCTCCGGTTTTCGGATTGACGCCACTGTTGAGTGCAGAAATCTTTTCGGGCTCAAGCTTTTCGATGATCGAGGCGACTTGTTTCTCAGAAAGGTCGTCGCTGCTCTTGACCTTGGCGATCGCTTCAAGAGTCTGGCGGCCAACCTCGTCGACGCCCGCTGCCTCCAGTGCCTTCTCATACTTCTCTCGCAGCTCGGGGCTGGAACCGACCGTTTGTCGCTTTGCCACGGGACGTGGAACAGGTGCTGGCTCTACAACCTCGGGTTCCACAACCTCGGCGAAAGTTTGATCGGCCAAGCGATCGAGCTCTGCCTCGACCACTTCATAAGCCTTTTCAAGCTCGTCCTTTGCGATCGCTGACTGGCTGGAAGCGATCGCTGTTGAGCGACTTACAGAAAGGTCTTTGACCTCTACCCGCTCGATGTCTCGGACTTCGTCAGCAGTCTGCAGACCCATCAGCATGTCGGGAGCGTAAAGGCTGCCAAAGAACTTCGCTGCTCGGTACCGGAGCATCAGCTCGGGCATTGTCTGCCACTTGCTGCCCGATTTGGTATACCAGCCCTCAGCGACGGCCATGGCGATCGACACCTCTGGCCCTTCGATTACTTCACCTGTGGCCTTGTCTGTGGCGCTGGCGATGCAGGTGCGATCGTGCACTTTCATGGAGGCGGTGTGCTTTTGCCGCTCGCCTTTCTTGCCAGTCCAGTAGTCGTAGGTAACGGTCTGCTCACCGCGATCCTCGACCCTGAACCGCAGCGGCGTGAAGCGCCCACAAGAATTCAGGGCGGCGATCACAAACTGGCTGGACCAAGCTGGCCGGCCTTCAATGATGTGCAGGTTCTGCATCACCATCAGCGGGCTGGCACCGATGCGCTGACTAACTTCTAGTGCGATCAGGGTGTTGCTGACGTCGCCTCGATAAGCCTCTGGAACAAGACTGCTCGCAGCCAAGGCTTGGGCCATGCGCTGCGCTAATGCGAAAGACTCGGCCCCACTGAAGACGCCCAATGGTGCAGGCTGCTCAGTCCGGGCTAATTCAGAAGACATAAACTGCTTGCATTTAAAATCAGTTCTAGTTTTGCACGATTACAATACTGAAAGCCAGAGATTACAAAAAATTGTTCAAGCTTCCCAAGCTGAACATCGTCAGGAGTACCCAATGAAGGTTTCCGTTTTTGCTGCAGGCCAGTCCCAAGCCGATCGTCTTCTCGTGATTCAATGCGCGGATCAGAGTGAAGCTGCCTCGGCTTGGGGTCGGGTCTACGAACTGGCGATCGCCTTCCGAGTGCAGATCGCTGCGGTACGGGTTTGGATTCAGTCTGAGCGCGAATACTTAAGCTGGTTCAGAATTGCGGAAGCAGCTGGGGAGCTGGGAGAGTCTCAACCCAAGAGTCCCAAACAGGGCTGATTGAGGCCAGCCAGCGGTCTGCCTTCTGCGATCGCTTCTTGTCTGGAAGCAGCAGCCAAAACAGAAACTCAGCCTCGTCTTCTGCGTTAACAACCTTTAGCTTCACCGCCAAGTTCGTGAAGCGGCGTCCCTCGGTCAAAGTGTCCAATCGTCGCTCTGCACAGAGCTTTGCAAAGGACTGATGCAGCTTTTCTTGACCAGCGGTGAGGCCGTCAGAAGTCCAAGAAAACGCTTCGAGATCATCGACGTTATCAGGCTCTAGCTCGCCAATGAAGAACTCCAAAAAGTGCCCAGCAGTCGCGACTTTGCCTTTAACTCTAATTACCTTGATGCGGCTAAGAGGATGCTCTGAAAGCCGATCCCCTCGCTCTTGTTCTTGGGCGGCTGCTTTATTAATGGCCCCAAAGGCTTGAAAAGTTCCTGGCCCTGGGTTTCTTTTTTCAGCCCGAGCAAGGGCAGATAGAGCAGTCTTCTGGAGGCGAGTCTCTGAGTAGCTCTCAGAAAGAGAGTGCAGATTGTCGAAGGTTAGCGCTCCGCCTCTGGTCCATAAGTTGACGATTTGAGCAATCCGCTTCATTCCTCTCTGTCGTTTCTCTTTGTCCTTGACGATTATTTCCATGCCTGAATTCCTCTCCCGCTTGCAATATTGTAACGATGCCAATGCCCGTGCAATCCTAGAACCCGAACTCTGTCTGACGGCTGAAGGGCTTTGGTGGTGTGGGCTGTCGGCCGAAGAAATCGAGGTTCGAATCGCAGATCTCTACGGCCTAGGCGATTCTGAGGTGTTACTGGTCAAAAATCACTTAGGTCAGTTCTGTTCGGAAATCTACACTCTGCAACAGCGAAGAATTGTTGAGCTGTACGCGTCGGGCCTGACTTGCTACAAGGTTGCAAGCTGGCTGCAGAAAGAGTTTGGGCGTCATGCCCTTAGCCAGAAAAGCGTTTACAACGTCGTCCAGCGGTACATGGAAGGGCGCGGCCCAGAGGCGATCGCTGTGGGCCAAGCCTCGTACAGAGGAGCTAAGAACCGCAAAAAAAATCCCGCTTCGACGGCGGGATGAGACGTGTGATGTGGAGTGGTCGAGGACTCTAGGCCGATTCCATGACAAGCAGTCGATTACACGATGCTCTGGCGTCTTTGCATTATTAAGACTAAAACAGCTTTTATTTCAAGGCTGTTCTTGAATTGCTCCGAGACCCTAAAATTTTGGGACAAGCGAAAAGCCGGCTCCCTACCAAAGAAGACCGGCTCTTTCGCTGACGAACTAATGGGCAAATTATGACACCATTCGAGCTCAGAGACTACCAGCAGCAAGTCGTCGAAGAGCTGCGTCACTCCTACGCCACCGGCCACAGATCGCCTTTAGTGGCGATGCCAACTGGCGCGGGTAAAACTGCGGTTTTTAGTTACATCTCGCTGCAGTCTGCAGCTAAGCAAAAGAGAACGCTGATCCTTGTGCACCGCAAGGAGCTGCTGCTCCAGGCGAGCCGATCGCTCGATCGCTTGGGTGTCCGGCATGGACTGATTGCTTCGGGTTTCAGCTGGATGCCCTACCCGACACAGGTCGCGTCTGTGCAGACGCTTGTTCGACGACTAGATCGGTTGGACTGGGAGCCTGAGCTAATTGTGGTGGATGAGGCTCACCACGTCGTCCCTGACAACACTTGGGGCAAGGTGCTGAGTGCCTATCCTCGGTCTCGCGTCTTGGGGGTGACTGCAACACCCTGTCGGACGGATGGCCGTGGCTTGGGTGACGTGTTCGACGACCTCATCATTGGCCCGACAATCGCAGAGCTGACTGAGCGGGGCTTCCTCTGCCCGACCAAGATTTACGCTCCGCCAATTCAGGCTGACCTGACTGGCGTCCGCATGCGGGCGGGCGACTACGCTAAGGATCAGCTGGCTCAGGCGATGGACAAGCCAGTAATTGTCGGCGATGCGATCGACCACTACCGGCGTCTCTGCCCTGGCGTCCCAGCGATCGGTTTCTGTGCCTCGGTGGAGATCGCCCAGAAGGTTGCAGTCGAGTTCAGTTCGGCTGGCTTCAAGGCTGCCAGCTTGGATGGCACGCTCGATTCGGCGACGCGATCGCACTTGATTGACGACCTTGGCAGCGGTCGCATTCAAGTGCTCACGTCATGCGAAATCGTTTCCGAAGGCACGGACATCCCAGTCGTCACAGCGGCGCTTTTGTTACGCCCCACTCAGTCGCTCGGGCTCTACCTTCAGCAGGTTGGCCGTGTTCTCAGACCAGCCCCTGGGAAGTCCCACGCTCTCATCTTGGACCACGTCGGCAACGTCATGAGGCATGGCTTGCCTGAGGCCGATCGCGAGTGGACGCTGGAAGGCGAGAAGCGGCGATCGCGCAAGGGCGAGAGCGAAGAGAAGCCCGAGACGGTGCGGCAGTGTCCGAAGTGCTTCTGTGCTCACGCGCCTCAGCCGACTTGCCCGAACTGCGGCCATCGCTACGTCGTCGAAGCGCGGCGTCTTGAAGAGGTCAGAGGCGAGCTGATCGAGCTAGACAAGGCTGCGATCGCTCGGCAGCGGAAGGAAGAGCAGGCCAAGGCTCAGACCCTTGAAGAACTGATCGAACTGGGTCGCAAGCGGGGCTACAAACCGGGCTGGGCACAGCGCTACTGGAAGGCTCGCCAGAGTAAGCGTCAGCAGTGGGGACAAGCCCATGGCTAACAGCGAGACCAGTTTGCAGGCACGCCTCTGGAAGACGCTGAGCCAGTCGCCCGATGTCCGGCTTTGGCGCAACAACGTCGGCACCTGCAAGGCCGCTGATGGCCGTTTCGTCCGCTTTGGACTCTGCCCTGGCAGCTCTGACCTGATCGGGCTGACCCGCGTCACCATCACGCCCGACATGGTCGGTCAGACGATCGCTCTCTTCACTGCGATCGAGGTCAAGACGCCAACTGGGCGGGTTACTCCCGAGCAACAAAGTTTCATCGATTTCGTACAGCGCTCCGGTGGCCGTGCTGGTGTGGCGCGCTCGATGCAAGACGCAAACAAAATAATTTCAGGTGAAGGTCATGTCTAGGATTTCTGATGCAGCCCGAGGACGCTGGCCGGAGATCCTAAACAAGCTCGGGGGTGTTGCTCCTGAGTTCTTGGTGGTCAGCAAGACCAAGGAAAGCCCCTGCCCCTGCTGCGGTGGTGAGACTCGCTACCGCTTCGATGACCTCGATGGCAACGGCACCTGGTTCTGCTCACACTGCGGCGGCCGCGATCAGAAGGGTGGTGGTGGCACTGGCTTCGACTTGCTCATGCGGCTGAAGGGCTGGGACTTCTCAGAGGCAGCCCGCCAGGTCGAGCAGTTTCTTGGCATCAAGCGCGATCGCCCTGACCCACCGATACGCGGAGCCTCAGCGTTCTGGCGTTACAGCGACGATTTCTACGTCATCCGGTGGGACAAGCCCGGACAGAAAAAGTCGATTCGACCCTGTCGCTGGAACGGTGAGAAGTGGGAATGGAAGCGCCCCACCGGCAAGCTGCCGCTGTTCAATCTTGACCGGCTTAGGGCGCTGCCCGATGCGGTTGTGATCGTCGTCGAGGGCGAAAAGGCTGCTGATGCTGCGGCTAAGCTCTTCCCCAACTTTGTCGTCACGACTTGGCACGGCGGCACCAAGAATTGGCAGACGGCGGATTGGTCACCCCTACGAGGACGCAAGGTCGCTCTTTGGCCTGACGCTGACGCAGTTGGCATCATTGCCATGCAGTCGATCGCAGGCGCGATCGAAGCCGCTGAACTGCGCTTGGTTCGCAACCCTGAGGGCGTTCCGGAAGCGTGGGATCTGGCAGACGCCGACTGGTCGCCGGAGCATGCGCTGAACTGGCTGAAAGCGAACTGCTACGAGCCGGAGCCGGATCTTGATCCGCCTGCGTGCGTCGAGGCATCGGAAGTTGAGAACGCAGAACCCAGCCTTGAGGCGACATCGAGCGGATCTGAGGCGCGGAGTCGATCGCGTGATGACGACAGCCTCTACACGGCGCTCGGCTACGACAAGGATCGCTACTACTACCTGCCAAGGGGCACAAAGCAGATCGTCGAACTGACTGCCAACTCGCACCGAAAGTTGAATCTGATCCAGATCGCTCCTCTCAACTACTGGGAGATGACTTTCCCAAGGAAGAATGGAGCGGATTGGGAGTCAGCTGCGAACTGGCTCATGCGTGAGTGCGAAGCCGTAGGCGTCTTCGACCCGTCTCGGATCCGTGGCCGAGGCGCTTGGTGGGACGACGGCAAGACTATCCTTCACCTTGGAGGTCGCTTAGTGGTCGAAGGTGCTGAAACAACCTCAATGACCGTACGAGGCAGTCGCTATATCTACGAGCGGGCTGTAGACCTCCAAAGCTTCGCAACCACTGAGGTCGACCCAGACGACGCGATCGCCATCCTTCTCCTCGCCAACGAGTTCTCTTGGGATGTACCCGCATCGGGTGCACTGCTGGCAGGCTGGACAGCTCTCGCACCTTTCTGCGGGGCTCTCGAGTGGCGTCCCCATGTCTGGGTGACGGGCAACCCAGGCTCGGGCAAGTCGACGGTGCTCAGGGACTATGTGCGCGGCATCCTACGCGGCGCGTGCCACGTTGTGCAGTCCTCAACCAGCGAGGCAGGCGTGCGATCGCTCCTGGGCCGCGATGCGATACCGGTCGTCTTCGACGAGGCCGACCCGTCAGACGACACCAACAAGGGCCAGATGGATAACCTGCTCGGGTTCATCCGAGCGGCCAGTAGCGATGACTCCGGCAGCATCTATAAGGGCCGCACCGATGGCGGCTGCAACCGCTTCGACGCCCGCGCCATGTTCTGCATGAGCAGCGTCAACGTCCCTATCAGCCGTCAGTCCGATCGCGATCGCTTCTGCCTGCTTTCCTTACGCAGGGGCGACCCGAATCATGACTGGAAAGGGCTGCGACTGCGGATGGCTGAACTGATTACGCCAGATGTCGGCAAGCGCATCGCCGCTCGCACCCTTCGGCTCATCCCGACGATCCGCGCCAACGCTCGCACTTTAGCGGCAGTCTTGGCAGGTCGTTACAGCCAGCGCTTCGGCGACCAGTGCGGCACGCTTCTGGCCGGTGCCTACAGCCTGATGAGCGAGGACGTACTGACGCCGGAGGAGGCCGCTAGCTGGGTCGATTCGATGGACTGGTCGAGCTACGCGCCCGACGACACAGACACCGAGGAGCGTGAGTGCATCCAGCACCTACTCCAGACCCAAGTGCAGCTCGAGGGCGGGCGCCGGGCGCAGATCGGCGAACTGGTTCAGATCGCGATCGCTTCGCCGTTCACGCCAAACTCGGTCGTCTCGATCGTCGATCGCCCGACGGCGATCGCCATCCTTGGCCGCCACGGCTTCAAGATCGTCGCGGTCGACGGCCAGACCTACCTGGCTGTCAGCAACCGCTCCAAGGAGATCAGCTCGTGGGTCAGACAGACCCGATGGGCTAACGCCTACGTCTCCGCGCTCAGGAAGCTGCCAGGCGCGATCACGCCTAAGCAGGGGATGCACTTCGCAGGCGTAGGAACCCAGCGATGCACCCTGATTCCGCTTACGGCCATCGACTGTTAGAGACCACCGTATCAACCACCGTAAGCCCCCAAAAGCCTTGCAGCGACTAGCTTTTGGGGGCTTTTCTTACGACTTACGGCATTACGCCGAAAAATATAGCCCTTTATAAAAACAAACACCTAAAACCACCCTTAAGTACATATACTTAGACACCTCTCTATTATTATTATTTCTATGTAAGAAGTGTAAGTAAGTAAGAAGGTAGTCTCTGAGCGGGTTTTGAGCCTTACGCTCGTCTTACGGCGTCTTACGGTCTGAACTTTGGCTGCATGGCTAGAATGCGAAAAGCCCCAGACGAGCGGCGAACTCATCTAGGGCGATCGGTGTTCCGGAATACTTCTGTGGCCAGCATTGTAGGGCAGACCGAGTGGCATCACTATTTCGCTCAAGGAGAGCTTCTTGAGGCTGCCACTGCCTTAGATCAAGCGCTTTCTGTCTATCCCGAGCTAGACGCCCACGGCTTCAACTCGCTCACGCACCCGAAGTCACCTCTTACAGAGTTGGACCTTCCGCAGATTGCTCTGTGCCTGCGCTACCTGTCCATGTGCGATCGCACTGCTCAGGTGAATCGTAAGATTGACAGCTACTGGCTGAAGCACCGCATTGAAGCGCTCTACAGACTGCCAAACGGTTGGCCCTTCTACGTCTCTAACGGAGCCTTGATTGCTGCAGCGATCGGCGACGGACTCAACGTCAAGCCCACCAAGCCTTGGAGCCACACCGCTTACCTGAGCATCAGTACTCGCAGCGTCAAAGCTCTTACCGAGCGATCGCGTTCACCTCAAGGCGTTCTTCGCTTAGAAGCGTGCTGGTAGCCCTTCTTACGCGCAGGTCACACCATGCCGATTGTTTCCCTTGGCACTGGACTAGAGATTCGCGTCAACTCACAGGATGCGCAGCGAGTGCATCGTGCCCTAGGCCGTATCCCAATCGAGGTGATCGACGCCAGCTTCAAGCGGGCACTGAAGCGTGCCACGACTAAGGCAGGGGTCGAAGCATCCAAGGGTATCCGCTCCATCTACGCCATTAAGGCTGGAAGAGTGAAAGAGGCAATGAAGACGCGCCCAAGCGGCCCCTACTCCGTCACCCTGACGTTTTCATCGGTTCGTCCGACGCTTGGCGGGTTCAATCCTAGGCAAGGTTCGAAGGGTGTCAGTGTCACGGTTAAGAAGGGTCAGCGAAAGCTCATTCGTGGCGCGTTCATGCCTGGCGGTCGTTTAGCCCAGAACCGCTACGGTGGACTGCCCGCAGCTCGCGGTGCCTACGTCGGCGGCTCGTTCGTGCCTAGCAAGGCGCGCTTGCCAATAACGCCGCTGAAGACCATCAGCGTTCCCGTGATGCTTAAGCAGGAAGCCGTGATCGAGCCAGTCATGCAGGCCACGCAGGAAGCGCTCAGGACAACGCTGGAACGCGAGGTGAACTTCAGACTTGCCAAGCTCGCTTGAGCTTTCTTGCTACCCGCACATACGCTGATATTGGTATGCGGGTAGGTTCCTCCTGAAAGGTCTAGCGTGCGGCGTCACGAAGCCGCCAAAACGAGTTAGCGATAGCCTTTCGTGGTACTTCCCAGCGCTGCCGATAAGCTGAGCTAATGTGTCGTTAACACTGCAGTTTTGAATCCAGCTAGAATGCAGTCACAGCCTAGGTTTTGAGCGTTTGATGTCGCAGCGGGTGAGCGCTAGAGCGTATGCACGGATGCGGAACGTCTCGCACAAGGGTGTGCTTGAGGCGATTCAATCAGGGCGTTTGCCGTCTGCGGTGAAAGTGGGGCAGCGCTGGGAGATTGACCCCGCTCAAGCGGACCGTGAATGGTCTCAGAACACTAACGTGAATCACCACAAGAGCAAAGCGCCGCGTGTAGTGGCGGAGCCTGAAGACAGCAGCCTGCCTGGGCTGAATGAGTCGAAAGCTGAGCGGGAGTATTACCTTGCCAAGCTGGCGCAGCTGGACTATGAGGAGCGGGCTGGCCAGCTAGTGAGCGCTGAAGACGTGCGGGTAACTTGGTTCAGCCATGCGAGACGGGTGCGAGACGCCATCCTGAACGTGCCGATTCGGATTGTGGATGAGGTGCGAGCGATCGCTGGCGAGTTGGACGAGAATCAACGCCACGAAATCTTGCTGTGTCTGCAGCGAGAGCTGGTCCAGGCGCTGGAAGAGCTGGCAGGGCCCGAGGAACTCCCCCCTCAAAGCCAGTCATAGCTTGAAAAAAAGTGGCCACTTTTGAACTCAGTCATAGCAAGGGTTTTGGCATCAAAAAAGGGGCCGCCGGCCCCGACCTTTCGTTGATTTCTGTCCAAGATATTCAGCCCAGAAATTCTTTGAGCTAAGCGAAATGAAAGTTGCTCAACTGAGCTTGCTTTTTTGCACTCTCAGACAACATATGAAGCTCCACAAACCCAGTTTTAGCATGCATTCTCAGCCTCAAATTCTGGCCAGTTTGCAGAAAAGTGCCCAAAAGAAACTCAGTGTTGATGCGGGTTTGAGACCTGTTCTGGAGAGTAATACAGATGGCGATCGCTACTGCAACTGACATTTGCCTCCAAGGTTTCTTGGAGGGACTGAGGCCTGACCCGATTTTGTCGGTGAGTGACTGGGCTGATCAGTTCCGGTTCCTGTCGCAGCGTGCCTCGGCTGAGCCTGGTCGCTGGCGCACGAGCCGGACTCCGTATCTGGCGGAGATTATGGACAACCTTGGGGCTACCAGCTCTGTCGAAAAGATTGTGTTTGTCAAAGGCTCACAAATCGGTGGATCTGAGGCGGGCTGTAACTGGATTGGCTACACCATCGACTTGACGCCCGCGCCGATGCTGGTGATTCAGCCGACGGTGGACATCGCTAAACGGTTCAGCCGGCAACGGCTGCAGCCGTTGATTGATGAGACGCCACGCCTGAAAGCAAAGGTTCGGCCAGCTAGGGAGCGGGACAGTGGCAACAGTGTGCTGTCGAAGGAGTTCCCGGGGGGAATCGTGTTGCTAGCGGGGGCAAACAGCGCAGCAGGCCTGCGGTCGATGCCGATCGCGCGGTTGTTTGCGGATGAGGTGGACGCCTATCCGGGCGATGTGGACGGGGAGGGCGACCCAATTGGGCTGGCTGAGGCGCGGACGCGGACGTTTAGCCGCCGCAAGATTCTGCTGGTGAGTACGCCGACGCGGGCTGGGGTCAGCCGAATTTGGCGGGAGTGGGAGCTGTCGGATCAGCGTCGCTATCAGGTGCCCTGCCCGCACTGCGGTGAGTACCAGGCGATCGCTTGGGACCGGATTCACTACGACCCGAACGACCTCAGCATCGCGCCAGTGCTGATGTGCGAGCACTGCGGAACGGGCATTGAGGAACGGCACAAGCCGAAGATGCTGGCCGCTGGTCGCTGGGTGCCGGAGAGCCCTGACAGCGCGGTGCGTGGCTACCACTTGAGCAGCCTGTATTCGCCACTGGGTTGGTTCAGTTGGCGCGATGCGGTGCGGATGTGGGTCAACGCAAAGACTGACGAACAGCAGCGAGTGTTTGTCAACACGGTTCTGGGCGAGTGCTGGGCTGAGGCTGGCGAAGCGCCTGACTGGGAGCAGCTGTACCGACGACGCGAGGACTACGCGATCGCAACGGTGCCGCCAGGCGGCTTGGTGCTGACGGCGGGTGTGGACGTGCAAAGCGATCGCATCGAGCTGGAAGTGGTGGCCTGGGGGCCAAACCTTGAGAGCTGGTCGGTTGAGTACGTCGTCATCCAGGGCGACACGGCGACGGCTGCCCCGTGGGCTGAACTGGAGAAGCAGTTGGCGCGCACCTATCCACGGATAGGTGGGGGTGAGCTACCGATTGGCAAGGTTTGTGTAGACACGGGCTACAACACGATGGAGGTCTACGCCTGGTGCCGGAAGCAGTCGGTGAGTCGAGTGATTCCAATCAAGGGACGTGACACGCTGACGACGATTTTGGGCACGCCGAAACTGCAGGATGTGAGCCTGAAGGGCAAGACGATCAAGGGCGGCATCCGGCTCTGGCCAGTGGGTGTGAGTGTGGCGAAGAGCGAGCTGTATGGCTGGCTGCGACTAGACCCGCCACTGAATGACTGCGACCCGTACCCGAGGGGGTTCATGCACTTCCCGCAGTACGGCGAGGAGTATTTCGCGCAGCTGACGGCTGAGGAGCTGCAATTCAGGTTGGTGAAAGGCTTTAAGCGCTACGAGTGGGTGAAGACAAGGCCGCGCAACGAGGCTCTGGACTGCCGGGTCTATGCGAGAGCAGCGGCGACGGCGATGGGGCTGGACCGCTGGCCTGCGGAGCGCTGGCAGGAGATCGCGCGATCGCTGATGGATGCGACACACCTGCAGCAACCCAGCAAGCCAGCTACCAAGGTTCAACGCAAGCGGCGATCGGGCTGGCTGAGTGAGTAGTCCAAAGAAAGTGGCCACTTTTTTTGAGGCTATGACTGGCCTTGAGGCCTGTTTTGGTTTTTTGTCGCCGTCACCCAGCCCCATTCTCGCGCCCACTAGAATGTGAGTAGCGTCGAAACCTGAGTTCATGGCCTTTACCCAAGAAGACTTGCAAGCGCTAGAGGCCGCGATCGCTAGCGGCTGTGATGAGGTCGCTTACGGTGACAAGCGCGTTCGCTACAAAACCTTGTCTCAGATGTTGCAGGCTCGCGACCTGATGCGGAAAGAGTTGCTTGGAAAGGGCCGCACCACAACGCGCCGCTACATCCAGTACCGTCCTGACCAGAGCGATCGCTGATGCCCAACCTGCTGGACGACCTAATCGCCTGGGTCAGCCCCAAAGCCGCGCTAGAACGAGAGCGGGCACGGCTAACCCTAGAACGGGTGCGCGGTTACGACGGCGCAAAGGGTGGGCGGCGTACAGCTGGTTGGACGACCCAAGGCAGCAGCGCCAACACCGAGATCGCCCGCGACTCACCCAAGCTGCGAGAGCGATCGCGCGACCTATCACAGAACAACGGCTGGGCGCTGAGGGCACGAGATGTCATCGTCTCCAATGTCGTCGGCGCAGGCATTGTTGGGCAACCCAAGCACAGTTCCAAACGCCGTGACCTAGCTGCCAAAAAACTGTGGGAGGCATGGGCTGGCTCGACCCTCTGCGATGCCGATGGCCGCCACGACTTCCACGGGCTGCAGGCACTGGCAATGAAAACGATCGTCGAGTCCGGCGAGGTGCTGATTCGCAAGCTGCCGCGCCAAGCCAAGGACGGACTGCCCGTACCGCTGCAACTGCAGTTGCTGGAACCAGAGCACCTAGACGTCACCCGTGATGCAGATCTGGGGGGCAACCGCAAAATCGTGCAAGGCATTGAGCTAGATGCTAGTGGCCAGCGCGTTGCTTACTGGCTGTATCCAACCCATCCGGGCGAAGCGACAGCAGGCTCCTCGACCCTAAAATCATCTCGAGTGCCTGCTGCTGACATTGCCCACGTCTACCGTCTCGATCGCCCCGGTCAACGGCGCGGCGTGCCGTGGGTGTCGCCGGTGATGATCGACGTCAAGGACTTGAACGACTACGAGAAAGCCCAGCTGCTCAAGCAGAAAATCGCGGCCTGCTTTGCTGCGTTTGTCGTCGAGACTGAAGCGCCAGAACTGGCCCCAGATGACGACGAAATCATCGACACCCTAGAACCCGGTGCGGTCGAAATCTTGCCGCCCGGGCGCGACATCCGCTTCGCCAACCCGCCTAGCAACGACGGCTATGAGCCCTACGTCCGGCAATTACTGCATAAGATCGCGGCGGGCTACGGCATCACCTACGAGTCGCTGACAAATGATTACTCTCAGGTAAATTTTTCCTCTGGCCGCATGGGCCACATTGAGTTTGCCCGCAACATCGACACCTGGCGATGGCAGATGCTGATCCCGCAGATGTGCAGCCCAGTGTGGACTTGGTTTGTGGAAGCAGCCGGACTGACTGGAGCGCTGCTAGACGGCACGACAATCACTTGGACACCGCCACGGCGCGAGATGATCGACCCTACCAAGGAAACTGAAGCCGTCAAGGCCGCAGTTCGGGCTGGCCTAAAGTCTTGGTCTGAAGCAGTCCGAGAACAAGGCGAAGATCCCGACGCTGTGGCTGCTGAACTGGCCGAGGATCTCAAGCGCTTTGATGAACTTGGACTCGTTCTGGATAGCGACCCGCGCCAAGATCCACGCCGACAGGAAGCGATCGCAGTGACAGAGTCGCAACCCCAGTGACCCTAGAGCTAAAATCTAGGGCATGGAACAGAAACGCTTTGCTACACCGTTGACACTGCGAGCCTCATTCGTTCCTGCCACTCTCAACGAGGAGCAGCGAACGGTCGAGCTGACTTGGAGTACTGGCGCTAAAGTCCTGCGGAACGGCTGGGATGGCCGCTACTACGAGGAGCTAAGCATGGCTCCAGAGTCAGTGCGGCTCGATCGCCTGAACTCCGGCGCACCGTTGCTGAACTCACATTCTGCCTACGACCTCAGCAGCGTATTGGGTGTGGTGGAGCGAGCGTGGATCGACGGTAATGAGGGCCGAGCCTTAGTCCGATTCAGCAGTCGAGCTGAAGTCGAACCGATTTTTCGAGACGTCCGAGACGGCATCGTTCGAAACGTGAGCGTGGGTTACATGATTCACCGCTACGAAAAAACCGAAGGCGAGACCGGTGAGCCGATGACCTATCGGATTACCGACTGGGAGCCCCATGAGCTTTCGCTTGTGGCGATCCCCGCCGATGCTGCCGCGAGCGTCCGAGCAAACCCCCAACAGGAGTCCCCCATGGACGGAGAAGAGAACACCCTCGCGCCTGAGCAGGCCACGCCGTCTGTGGCTGATCCGGCACCCATTGAAGAGCGCAGCGCTGGCGACACCGCCGCAGCGATCGCAGCCGAGCGCAAACGCGCTGCCAGCATTGTCGAAATTGTCGCTCGTGGTAAGCAGCCCCAGACCTTGGCGGATCAGTTAATCCAGTCTGGTGCAACCCTTGACCAAGCCCGAGAAGCGGTGATTGATGCGATCGCCAATGCAGCTCCCATCATCGACAACACCATCACCGTCACCCGCGATCGTGGCGACACTATCCGCGAAGGCATCGCCAACGCCCTCGAAGCCCGCACCGGCATCAGCGACCTGAATGAAAAGGGTCGTCGGTATCAGGGCATGAGCCTGATTGAGGTAGTTCGTGTCTTGCACGAGATGCGCGGCATTGACACCCAAGGCATGACTCGGATTGAGCTGGCCGGTCGTGCCCTGCATACCACCAGCGACTTCGCTTACATCCTGTTGGATATCACCAACAAAACTCTGGCTCGAGGCTACGAGCAAGCGCCTCAAACCTGGGCTCCGTTTACTCGTATCACAAGCCTGCCTGACTTCCGCGACAAAAACGTCATCACCTTCGATGGTCGACTGCAACTTGATCGCGTCAACGAAGCGGGCGAGTTTACGCGAGACAGCCCGTTTGCAGAAGGGCTGGAAAAATACCGCCTAGCAACTTACGGGAAAGTGGTCCCTATCGGCCGACAAGTTGTTATCAACGACGATCTCGACGCTTTAAGCCGGATGGTGCAGTTGATTGGGCGGGCGGTTGCAGATTTTGAAAGCGAAAAAATCTACGACAACTTCCTGTCTAAACCAGTAATGGGTGACGGTATTGCCCTGTTCCACGCAAGCCACCTAAATGTGGGCGTTGGCGGCATCAACGAGGCTGGTATCTCAGCAGCCCGTCAAGCACTACGCACCCAGCAAGACCTGAAGGGCAACCGCATCAATCTGACGGCGGGTTACTTGTTGGTGCCTAGCACGTTAGAAACGGCGGCTGAAAAACTCTTGGCGCCGATCAATGCCAACGAAACCGCTAACGTAAACGTGTTCTCGCGATCGATGAAGATGATCGTCGAGCCGCGACTAGATACGGCTTCACCGCAGTTCTACGTTCTGGCTACGCCCAGCCAAATTGACATGCTTGAGGCTGCCTACCTCGAAGGTCAGCGTGGCCCCACGATTGAAACCCGCGAGGGCTTCGACGTAGACGGCATGGAGGTCAAGGTTCGCTTGGATTTCGCATGCAAAGTGATCAACCACCGAGGCTTCTATCGGTCGAGCGGCGTTGATCCGACCCCCTAAGCGCTGAGCTGAGCGCTGAGCAAAGTTCAGAAATACGCAAGGAACCCATGAAAAACTACACGCAACCGGGGCATACCATCCCCCTGATCGCCCCCTACGACGTCGCCTCTGGCGGCGGTGCACTGATTGGCACTCTGTTTGGTGTGGCAGCAACCGCCGTGACTAGCGGGCAGGAAGGCGAGTTCGTGACCGTTGGTGTTTACGAACTGCCCAAGGCGACCGGCGTGATCAACCAAGGCGCAAAGGTCTACTGGGATAACACCGCCAAGGTTGTCACCACGACTGCATCGGGCAACAGCCTGATCGGCGCGGCCATCAAAGCGGCTGGCTCCAGTGATGCGATCGCCGTGGTTCGACTGAACGGCGTCACGGTCTAAGGCTGATGGACTTCCCTAGGCTGATGGATCGGATGCTGGGCCATGTCACCCGCACGCTGGGCGAGCCGGTGATCTACAAGCGTGGCGAGGCAACCTACACGCTGCCTGGGGTGTTTCAGTCCAAGCACGCCATGATCGACCCCGATACCGGCATGGGAGTACAGAGCAACCAGCCCATCTGTGGCATCCGGCTATCTGACCTTCCCGTGACTCCCAAGGTGGGCGATCGCCTGATTGTGCGTGGCGTCAACTACCGCATTGCGGAGACGCAGGAAGACGGCAACGTGGGTGTGCTTTTGGTGCTCCAGAATGCCTAACCGTCGCCGAGAGATTCGGTCTGCGATCGCTGCTGCCCTGATGGAGAAGACCGCCGCAGAAGACCGCGTCTTTCAGTCCCGGACCAACACGCTGACCGAGGACGAGCTGCCGGCGATCATGGTGCTCAGCCGCTCGGAGAAGATCCCCTCGCCTGAACGGGGTCATCCTCCCAGTGGCTGGAACTCGTCGATCCGGCGCACAGCCACGATCGCGGTCGAGTGTGTCGCCCAGGTGCTCCAGGATATCGACGATGTGCTGGACGACCTAGCTGGCGAAGTCGAGGCCGAGCTCGAGCACCTGACGATCGCGGGCATGGAGTCCGCTGAGCTTCGCCTGACCGAAACCGAGCTAGATGTGAGCTACGAGGGCAGCCTGCCAATCGGTGCGGTTCGGCTTACCTACGAGGTGGCTTACTTCACCGTTTACCGCGATTGCGCCGACCCCTACGTCGACGAGGCGGCGGCCGAAGGCGACGGCCCAATTGAGCGATCGGGCGCTTACCCCGGGGGCCAGATCCTACCGGGTTGTCCTGGCGAACAAGTGGGCGATGCCTGCCCAATGCCAGCCGCCGACATCAGCCTTGGCGACCTAGACCTAGGAACTTATCAACCCCCGGTGCCCCCACGATGACGACTTCACCATCCCGCAAGCGATCGCCCCGTCCAAAACCGACGACCCCGCCCTCGCCTCCGGCACCCGCACCCATCGCGGCGTTAACCCCGGCGGCGATCGGCGAGTTTATGGGCTACCAGTCAGCCGACCCTGACAGCCTGACCAAAGCACTCGACGCAGCGCTGGCCGCAGCTAGTGACTTTTTCGGCTCGCCGCTGCCCGAACCAAGCCACGCATTCAACCAAGGGCTGCGGCTTGTGGCCGCGAAGCTGCTGCTTGAGAACCGGCTGGAAAAGCCACAGCGCGATCAGCTCCCGGCAACAGCAGTCTACTTCTGGACGACGGTACGCAATGGCTCCCCAGTGGCTTGAGCGCGGCGACGCCACAACTTCCGGCGTCGGCGACTACGAAGCGAGCGATCACAGTCGGCGTCACGGCAACTTGCTCCGCGTAGGCAGGGTAGCCGAGGCTGACTATCCCAAGGGGCTGATCCGTGTCGCGATCGAGGAAGACGAGGAGAGCGGCGAGGCGCTGCTCCTCACTGACTGGATTCCGTGGCTCACGCAGCGAGCGGGCAAGGATCGGTTCTGGTGGGCGCCCGAGGTCGGTGAGGCCGTCGTCGTGATGGCCCCCTCCGGCGAGATCAGTCAGGGCTTCGCGATGCCCGGCGCGTTCTCGACTGACTACCCCCAGATCGAGGACAAAGAAACGATCCAAAAGACGCAGTTCGAGGATGACTCAATCATCCAGTACGACCGCGAAGCGCATGAGTACAAGATCGACCTCACCGCAGCCCAAGGACGGATTGTGATCCTTGTGCAGGAGGCGCAAGTCGAAGCCCAAGGCGACGTTAACGTGACCGCCGAGGGCAACGTTACAGTGACCGCAAGTCGTATTGACCTAAACCCGTGACTACGACGCCAGGCATCGCTCGACTAAACGACGTGACCGATCACGGCGGGATCATCATCACCGGGAGCGACGACACCTTCGTCAACAGCCGCCCCGTGGCCCGAAAGGATGACCTTCACGCCTGCCCCCTGCATGGCTTGAACACGATCATCACCGGCAGTCGCACGGTCTTTACCAACCAGAGGCCGACTGCTCGGATCGGTGACCTCTGCAGCTGCGGGGCGGCAATCATCGAAGCCAGTGAAGATACCGGAGCGGGCGACTAATGACCCGAGGCATGAGCCGTGACAGTGGCAAGGAGCTGAAGGGCATTGACCACCTCCGGCAGTCAATTACGGACATCCTGACGACGCCCGTGGGCACCCGCGTCTGGCGACGGGACTACGGCTCACGTCTGCCCCGGCTTGTCGACCGACCGATCAACCAGTCCCTCATCGTTGACCTGGTGGCGGCCACAGCTGAAGCGCTCGATCGCTGGGAGCCACGGCTGAAGCTGGAGAAGGTTCGCATCGTCTCAGCCAGCGCAGCTGGTCAAGTCGAGCTGAACCTGATCGGCTACTACATCCCCGAGGGCAGGCGTATCACGCTGGAGGGCTTAGTCGTCTCATGACCGTTCTTGACTTTGCTACGATTCCCGCGCCCACCATCATCGAAGCGCTGGACTTTGAACTGATCCTGCAGGACTTGATCGACGACCTGCGATCGCGTGACGCCAGCTACACCGCCATCCTCGAATCCGACCCGGTCATCAAGCTGCTGGAGGTCTGCGCAGCCCGCGAGCTGATCCTGCGTCAGCGGATCAACGACGCACTTCTTGCGACACTGCTTCGCTACTCAAACGGCCCCGACCTCGACAACCTTGCCGCGTTCTACGGCGTGGTGCGGCAGCCGAATGAGCCGGATGGCGAGCTTCGCGATCGCACCATCGAGCGGATCAAGGGCAGCTCGACCGCAGGCGGTGCGGCCTGGTACCGCTATCAAGCGCTGACGGCTGACCCACGGGTGAAGGACGCGGCTGTGAGCAGCCCTGCTCCCGGCGAGGTGTTAATCAGCATTCTGTCTACCGAGCCTGATGGCCTTGCCTCTCCCGGGCTAATCGAAGCCGTCGAGTCAGTCGTGCTGGCCGACGACGTGCGAGTTGTAACGGACGCAGTGACCGTGGTTCCCGCCACGATCGCGACGGTGAACGTCACCGCATCTATCTGGCTCTTACCCGAGGCACCGAGCACCGTCGTCGACACGCTTCCCGATGTGCTCGAAGCGGCCTTCACCTCTGAGGGTGGCTTGGGTTTCGACATCACGACGAGCTGGCTGATCTCGAAGCTTCACGCGCCCGGTGTCCAGCGGGTTGATTTGCTCAGCCCAGCAGCCACGATCGTCTGTGGGCCAAGCACCGCGCCGGCGCTGGGTACCGTCACGGTGACGCTGGCAGGCCGTGACCGATGAGCCGCTACGATCTTCTGCCACCGAACGCAACGCCGCTTGAGCGCAACCTGTCGCGAGCAACGTCGACGCTCGACCGCATCGCCCGACCGGTGCCGATCATCCGCATCGCGAAGCGGGTCAACATTCCTGACGGCGTAATCCCATGGCTGGTTTATGAGTATGGGCTGGGCGAGCTGCTGCCCTACATCACGAATCAGCGGCGGCTTGTCTCTGAGGGTGTGCTGTGGCAGCGGATCAGGGGCACACCTGCGAGTATCCGCATCGGCCTGACGTGGGTCGATGTGGAGGGTTTTGTCGAGGAGTCGGAGCGAGGAACGCGGCGCTGGGCTGAGTTCATGATCGGTCTTGACGCTGCCGTCGACGCGGACACAATCGACCGGATCGTCGGCATTGCCCGCATCGCATCGCCCGTGCGATCGCGGCTGCAGCGCATCTTCGCTGTCTACGACTTCCGGCGCTTCGTATTGGACGAGAGCGGTCTGTCTGACGGCGGGATCTTGTCCGACCACTCGGGTACGCGACCCCGCCCCGACTGGCCCCAGATCAGCTTCGGTGACTTTCGCGGCAAAACAATTGACGCTGCCCCCGAGCCGATCGCCAGCGTGCTGATCGACTACTCCCCCGCACAAGTGACTAAGCTCGATCGCTTCTTGCTCAGCGAGGGGCGGCTTGACGAAGAGTGGCACGTCTTGAACTACCCGCTGCTGATGAGTGAGGAGAATGTTGAGTCGGTAACGTATAGCGGCCAAACTTGGGGACCGTTCGGTTGGGTCAGTGAAACTTGGGGGAGTGTTGAGACCGTCGTCTCAACACAAGTCAGTACACTAACCAGTTAGTACCTTTCGCCCTAGGGTGCAAAGCTTGATAAATCAAATAGGCTCCTAGTCGAACTGCAGTTGGCAAAGATAGAATGACGGCAGTTCGGAACGGGTGAATGGCCGCAATCCTCACGACTAGCGGACGGGTGGCGATCGCGATCGCAATTCAGCAGCGGACGGCCCACCTCGCCTGGGGCAACGGCGATCCAAGCTGGGGCATAACGCCCCCGGCGCCTCCTAGCAGCGCGTCGGATCTACTTGCTGAAGTGGGACGGCGCAAGGCGACGAGCGTTGACTTTGTAGTTCCGGATCCGGACGGCGACATCGCAGTACCGGAGGGGCGGTTCAGCCTTTCCCCAACACCGACCAACTCGGTCTGCTTCGACTTTTTCTTTCAGTTCGAGGACGGCGTGGGCGAGGTGATCCGCGAGGTTGCTATCTTTCTCGACACCGTAGCGGGCGAGTCCGTCCCCTTGGGCAAGAACTACCTAGAGCCGAGCGAGGTCGACGACCCCGGCACGCTGCTCGTCATCCAGCGCATCTCTCCAATCACCCGCGCCCTGACGACCCGGCAGCGGTTCCAATTCGTCGTGACGTTCTAGGCCATGCCCTTCACCGACTACTACAACCGATTTGACCCAGCCGATCGCTACGACGAGCTGCTGTTTCGTGCAGGGAAGGGTCTACAGTCAGCCGAGCTGAACGAGGCTCAAAAGACGTTTCTCTATCGGCTGCAGCGCATCGCTGACAGCGTGTTTAAGGACGGCGCTGTCCTGCGTGGCACCGCGCCGGTCATCACCTTCGATACGGGCGCGATCACCTGTCCAGCAAGCTCGATCTATCTGAAGGCAAACGTCCGCGACGTTGCAGAGCGCAGCTTCACGATCGCGACCGTAGGCATCGTCCGAGTGGGTGTGTTCCTGCTTGAGGAAGAGATCACCGAGATCGAGGATCCGGGCCTCTACGATCCAGCGGTCGGGACGCGCAACTATGGCGAGCCTGGCGCGGCGCGGCTCAAGTGGACAGCCACTTGGGGCTACGAGGACGAGCCTGGGCAGCCGGGTGAGTTCTATCCCGTTTACACGATCGTCAACGGTGGCCTGATCGACCAGAACGCGGGGCCGGTAGGCGACCCGTTCCTTGACCTTCTGGCTCGCTACGATCGCGAGTCAAACGGCAATTATATCGTCACAGGGCTGGAGGTGTCGGCGCTGGGCCTGTCCGGTGGCAGCAACTCGTTCAACGTCAAGCAGGGCACCGGCAACATCTTCGGCTACAAGGTCGACAAGACGACCTCGACCCGACTGGTTTATGCCGAGGATCCAGACCTCGAAACCGTACTCAGTGAGCCGGACACGTTCACCGGGGCCACGGGCGGCAGCGCGACGATTCAGCTTAACCGCTTCCCCGTGAACGAGATCAGCTCGGTCACGATCACGCGAGAGAAGACGGTCAACATCACCCACGGCGCTTTTACGGGGGCGATCGACACGCTGCCCGACGTGTCGGTGCTTTCGATCCAGTCGGTGACGCAGGGCGGCACGACCTACACCCCGACGACTGACTACTTCCTCGACGGCGATCGCGTGAACTGGTCGCCCGCAGGCGCGGAGCCAGCGCCGGGTTCAACCTACACCGTCACCTATCGCTACCTTGGCCCAGTCACGCCGAGCGCGGTGGATCTGCAGGCGGGTAGCTTCACCGTGACGGGCGCGGTGAACGGCACGCTTGTCCTGACGAACTACAACTGGAAAGTGCCGCGCATCGATCGGATCTGCATGGATCGAACGGGGCAGTTCATCCGGCTGAAGGGCATCCCAAGCCGCTTCGAGGTGCTGCCGCCTCAAGTGCCTAGCTCGCTGCTGCTGCTTGCTACCGTGACGCAGCGGTGGGGACTTACCCCTGTGACTTCAAACGACGGGATCCGCGCTATCCCGTTTGATCAGCTAGAGCGGATGCGATCGCTGATTGTCGACCTCTTTGACCTCGTGGCCGAGGAGCGACTGAAGAACGATATCAGTTCGCGCGAACCCAGCGCGAAGCGCGGTGTCTTCGTCGATCCGTTCCTGGACGACGACCTTCGCGATCAGGGCATCACCCAGACGGCGGCAATCGTCGACGGGGAGCTGCTGCTACCCATTGCCCCTGTAGTTCAGCTTGTTCGCGACAACAATGATCAGGACTGGCTGCTCCCCTATACCGAGGTGATCGTCCTTCAGCAGCTTGGCTCGACGGGACAGGAGAAGATCAACCCATACGCGAGCTTTGACCCCCTGCCAGCGATCGCCTCTCTGAACCCCGCCGTCGATCGCTGGACGGTTATCGATACGGTCTGGGAGTCCGCTGTCACTCGAGAGATTCGGATTAACAGAACACGGAACGAGGGAATACGCCTGTCGCCCCGCGAGATCCGACAGCAAGGCGTTGCGGTAGGCGATGTTCTGAGTACCACCACGCGGGAAACACAGCAGATTCAAACTAGAACTGAGCTGCTGCGGTCCACGGAGCAGTCGGCTCAGTTTCTGCGGCCGATTACGGTCCAATTCACAATCGAGGGCTTTGGCCCTGGCGAGCAGCTAGTCGAGCTGCTGTTCGATGGCATCAACCTGACACCCCCCTAAGCTATGCCCTTAACAGCCGACTCCAACGGTCAGATCACCGGCTCCTTCACGATTCCGGCTAACGTGCCAACTGGGACCAAGCTGGTGTCGTTTCGAGGTAGCGTGGCCTCTACAGCCGCCGCCCGTTTCATCGGTGAGGGGCAGATCCTGACGCGAACTCAGCGGCAGGTGAACACGATCACCCGCACTGTTACGACCATTAACTCGATCGTGGAGGTACGGGCTGATCCGCTAGCGCAGACCTTCCGGCTGGAGCAAGGACGCCATATCACCGGCATCGATCTCCAGTTCAAAGCACGAGGCTCCGTATCGAATAACGTCATCGTCGAGATCCGCGAAACCGAAGTCGGGATCCCAAACGATGTCACGATCATGAACGGCCTGATCCGGGGGGCGGATATCAACCTGACCGGCTGGACGCGATGCACCTTCCAGAGTCCTGTCTACCTGCAGCCTGAAGTTGAATATGCAATCGTCATCCTGACTGACGATCCGATTCACGCGGTCGCGATCGCCGAGCTAGGCAAGTTCGACCCCGTGAACGGCTGGGTCACGTCGCAGCCCTACACGGTGGGCACGCTGCTCAAGTCTTCGAACGCGAGCACCTGGACTCCCTTCCAAGAGGCCGACCTAACCTTCCGGCTCTACGGCGCGGCGTTCAGCAGCAACAGCCGCACGGTCAACCTCGGCCAGATCTACCAAGCGCAGGCGATCAGCGTCACCCGATCGGGTACGACCGTCACGGTCAACGCGCCCGGTCACGGTCTGCAGGTCGGCGACAAGGCGATCGTCTATGGAGCTGGGCAGACCGAATACAACGGCTCTTTTACGGTGACTGGCGTCACGGGCGATCAGTTCACGTACACGATCGTGGGCGCTCCCGTCACGCCAGCGACGGGCACAATCCGCGTTCTGCGCGGCGACAATACTGACCTCATCACTCTGGCCGGCGTCGATCGCGTGAACAGCGACACCGACGTCGAGTTCATCTACACGCGCCCGGATGGGTCGCAGATCCGAGGCTCGGACAACGTACCGATCCAGCTTGCTGAGAATCTGAACGATCCGGTCACGCTGTCGGCCATCCTGCGCGGCAACCCCACGCAGTCGCCGACCCTGTTCGCTGGCTCACAGGCCATTTTTGGGCGGCAGGCAGTCAGCGCGAACTACGTCTCGCGAGCGTTCCCGAGCGCTTCGGGCGCGCGTGTTAGCGCCACCTTCGAGGCGTTCCTGCCCAGCGGTTCCGGCGTGACGGTCGAGTTCCAGAAGGGCGACGGCTCATGGCAAGCGGTGACGCTGACCAGCAGCACGCCGCTCGATGATCAGTGGGCCGAGCTGACCTACACACTCAACCCGTTCACGGCTTCCGGCACCACGACCCGCGTGCGCCTCACGCTCTCGGGTACCGCTGCGGCACGGCCGCGTATCCGCCAGCTTCGCGTCGTGACGATCTAACCGCATGGCAACCGACGACCGGACAACGAACCAGAACTACCAGAAGCCCTCGCCGGACAACCAGCTCGCCGAGGACGTACTGCGGCTGCGGGCTGCGCTTGACGCGATCGACGCAGACGTGGCCGCTCGCCCGACGCTCGCCACCGTCGAGGCATTGATCGACTCCGTGCTGGATGGCGCGCCGGGTGCCCTCGACACGCTTAACGAACTGGCCGCTGCGCTCGGTGATGATCCCAGCTTCGCTGCGACGGTCACGACGGCGCTAGCGAACCGTTACACCAAGGCCGAGAGTGATGCCCGCTACGTCCAGGGCACCACGCAGACTGAGAACGTGTTTACGGCAGGCGTGGCGCAGACCAGCTACACCCTGACGGCTGTGGCCGCTTCGCCCTCGTCTATCCTCGTGACGGTCGATGGCGTCGTGCAGCCGACTAGCGAATACAGCTTGTCGATGGATGGGCTGACGCTGACGCTCTCCGAAGCGCCCGCCACGGGCGCGCGGGTGCGCGTGCTGATCCTCGGTACTGCGGGCAACACCAACGCGCCGGGCGACGACACCGTAACCACGGTCAAGCTCCGCGACGGCGCGGTCACGTTCGCCAAGGTCAACTCGTCCGCGATCGCCAGCCAAGCCCAGGCCGAAGGTGGCACCGCGCCGGACAAGCTGATGACCAGCGAGCGTGTCGCTCAGGCGATCGCAGCGCTTGCCGTCCCCGCAGGCGTCGCAATCTGGGTGACGGGCAACACCCCGCCAACCGGCTACATCAAGGCGAACGGTGCGCTGCTGAGCCGAACCACCTACGCGAGGCTCTGGGCCTATGCCCAAGCCAGCGGCAACATCGTAAGCGACGCGGCTTGGACGGGTGGCGCGACCGGCTCCTACAGCACTGGCGACGGCTCGACGACCTTCCGCGTCCCAGACCTTCGCGGCGAGTTTATCCGGGGCTGGGCTGATGGCCGCTCGGTCGATACTGGCCGCGCTATCGGCTCGACGCAGGCCGATGAGCTGAAGGCTCACGCTCACTACCTTGATACGCGGACTGCCCCGACTGGAGGCGGTACTGCGGCCACCACCTACACGACAGGAACAGCCGTCACCACGAGCAGCGTTGGCGGCACCGAAACCCGCCCGCGCAACATCGCTTATCTGGCCTGCATCAAGTTCTAAGCCATGCTCGTCTACCATTACGACCCACAGACCCGGATCTTCGTCGACGTTACTCCCGCCGACCCGTCGCCGCTGGAGCAGGGCGCGTTCCTGATTCCAGCTTTCGCGACCACGATCGCACCTCCCGCCCTCAGCAATGACGAGCGGGCTATCTGGGAGGAAACAGACTGGCGAGTCGAGGCAATCCCCCAGCCCGAGCCAGACACTGAGCCAGACACTGAGCCGCTACCCCAAGCTGACTGGGACGCATTCAACGCAGTTCTACTTGCCGACGTGCGGCTCAATCAGATCTGCGGCGCTGCCCTGCAAGCGGGCGCGGTAGTCGCTGTGGCCGGTCTGCCCGCCGCCCTGTCTCAGGTCTCAACCAACGGCGTCGCGGCCTTCGCCCTTGTCTTCAACGCGGTCTGTCAGCTCGGCGGCGCGACACCCCAAGACCGTGACGGCTGGGCCGCGATCGCGGAGCTGAGCAACCTACCCGCCGAGTTCGTGGCTGCAGTTCGCGGCCAGTAGCAAATCAACTGCCAAAGGTTCTGGACTCCAGTTTTTAATTTGAATCTGTCGGTCTTCATAAGGTCAACTGGGTGCGGCTAGAATGACCACTAGAACGGAACCCACCGATGACGACCACCTTCTTACACGGCGTCGAAGTTCTGCAGATCGACACCGGAGCACGCCCGATTCAGACGGTGCGCTCATCGGTGATTGGTCTGATCGGGACTGCTCCCGACGCCGACCCTGTTAAGTTCCCACTGAACACTCCAATCCTGATCGCCAGCCGTAGCGACTGGGCGGGCATCGGCTCGACCGGCACGCTGGGTACTGCCCTCGACCTGATCTACGACCAAGCGGGCGCGGTCGTGATCCTCGTCCGTGTCGAGGAAGGCGTGAGCGAAGCCGAGACGATCGCTAACGTGATTGGCGGCACTGACGAGTTTGGTAACTACCTCGGCGTGCAGTGCTTCCTCGCCGCTGAGAACATCGCGGGCTTCGCACCTCGCATCCTGATTGCTCCTGGCTACACTCATCAGCGCAGCAGCAACGGCATCTTGTCGATCCCGCTCACTGAACAAGGTGACGGCTACCTGACTGCTCCAGCTGTGACAATCTCGGGTGGCAGCGGAACTGGGGCGATCGCTCGCGCTGTGCTGGGCACGGGCGGCGACGCCGGCAAGGTCGTCGAGATCATTATCGACAACCCCGGTAGCGGCTACATCACCAGCCCAACCGTAACGATCGGCGCACCTCCAGAAGGCGGCACTCAGGCCGTCGCGGGCACGGCTAATCGTGGCGCAGTTCGCTCCCGCGTGGTGAGCGAACTGCTGGGCATCGCAAACCGGCTGCGGGCTGTGATTATTGTCGATGGCCCGAACACGACCGACAGCGCCGCGATTCAGCTCAACGACGACTTCGGCAGCGATCGCGTCTACGTCATCGACCCATGGGTGCTCCGCAACGGCGACCAGACTCCGGCCTCGCCTTGCGTGGCTGGCCTGATCAACAAGATCGACAACGAGCGCGGTTTCTGGTGGTCGCCGTCAAACAACGAGATCGCGGGCATCGAAGGCACGGCACGCCAGATCGACTTCGCGCTGGGCGACTACACGAGCCGCGCCAACCTGCTGAACGAGCAGAAAATCGCGACCATCATCCGCGAGGGTGGCTTCCGGCTGTGGGGCAACCGCACGCTGAGCATCGATCCCAAGTACGCCTTCCTGTCGGTTCGCCGCACGGCGGACATGATCAACGAATCGATCCTGCGCGGGCACCTCTGGGCGGTCGATCGCTGCATCACAGCGACTTACCTCGAGGAGGTGAGCGAGTCGGTGCGAGAGTACCTGCGATCGCTCAAGGCACGCGGTGCGATCCTCGGCGGTGATGTCTGGGTCGACCCCGAGCTAAACACCCCGACCAGCATCAGCTCGGGCAACGTGGTCTTCGACTTCGAGTTCACTCCGCCCTATCCGGCTGAGCGGGTCACGTTCCGCAGCCACCTGGTCAACACCTACGTCATTGACCTCTTCGCAGGAGTCAACTCGCGATGATCCCCCGCGTTCTAAAGAACTTCAATTTGTTCGTCGATGGTCGCGGCTACGCGGGCGTTATCGAACAGCTCACACTGCCCAAGCTCACCACCCAGATGGAGGAGTATCGGGGCGGTGGCATGGATGCGCCGGTCGAGATCGACCTAGGGCAAGAGAAGCTGGAGTGCACCTTCCAACTGTTTGAGTACGACCCGAATGTGGTTCGGCTTTGGGGCTTGGCTGATGGTGCCGCCACTCAGGTTACAGCTCGCGGGGGGCTACGCCGCGACGGCGAGGCAGCCGTGCCGATAGTCGTCAACATGCGCGGCGTGGTTAAAGAGATGGACGCAGGCGACTGGACTGCCGGCGAGAAAACTTCTGGACAGTTCATGATGGCGCTCCGCTACATCAAAGTCGCGATCGACGGTCAAGAGCTGATTGAAGTCGACGTCGTGAACATGATTCGCAAAGTCGGTGGCACTGACCAGCTTGAGTCCATCCGTGCAGCGATTGGAATTTAACCCATGACTTTTGACAAGCGATTGAGCGCCACAATCGAGCTGGAGTTCCCAATCGAGATCGCAGGCGTCGCGGTGAAGTCAGTCACGATGCGGCGACCGAAAGTACGAGACGAAGTGGCGATGCAGCGGATCAAGGGGACGCCCTCTGATCAGGCCGCGTGGCTTTTGGCAACCCTGTGTGAGTTAGCCCCTGACGAGTTTGAGCAGTTGGATGCTGTAGACAGCGATCGCTTGATGGAGCAGTACTTGGCTTTCAAGGGAAAGGCCCTCTCGCAGGGGTCCGCCGAGGAGTGATCATTCTCTCCAAGCTGACCGGCTGGTCACTGGAAGAAATCCTCGATCTTGACACTGACGACTTTCTGGAGTGGCTGTCTGAAGCCCGCGTAGTCGAAGAAGAAACCGCTCGCCAGGTGAGGAATGGCAGGTAAAGCCTTTCAGGTAACGCTTGAAATTGGGGGGCGCGTTGCAGCGTCCCTCGGTTCGTCGATTGCCCGTGCCCAAGGCCAGCTCAACACACTGGCCAGGGCCACCAAGACAGGCTTTATGGGCGTCGTGCGCAACGACGCTTTTCAGGCGTTGGCAGCGGCTAGCGCGGCGGTTGGCGCGGGCTTGATCTACTCGACCAAGCAAGCTGTTGCCTTCGAGTCTCAGCTGGCTGACATCGGCAAGACGGCAGGCTCTAGCGCGGCAGAACTCAAGGCGTTGGGGGCTGACCTACTGGCGCTCAGCGCCCGCGATCGCACGAACCAATCAGCCAGCAATCTCGCCTCTGGCATCCAAGACCTAGTGGCCCAAGGCCTCGAACTAAAGGATGCGATCGCCAGCATTGAAACCCTAGGTCGAGTAGCGACGGCGACCAACTCGAACCTGACCGACATCACTAAGACCGGCTTTCAGCTCCAGAATGCGCTGAAGATCAAGCCGACTGAACTCAAGGCGACGTTCGACGCACTGGCCTACGCGGGCAAGCAAGGGGCGTTCGAGCTGAAGGACATGGCGCAGTTCATGCCGACGATCGCTGCGGCGGCTGGTTCTCTGGGGGTGACAGGCAGAGAAGGCGCGGTCAGTCTGGCCGCCATGATGCAGATGGTGCGACGCGATGCGCCGGACGCTGGGCAGGCTGCCACGCGGTTGACAGACGCAATGCTGAAGATGACCGCACCGGATGCGGTGAAGCGCTTCAAGAAGTTTGGCGTCAACATCGAGCAGGTGCTGAAAGACGCCAAGGCCAACGGCATCAATCCGATGGAAGCGGCAGTCGAAACCCTGTTCAAAGTGACGGGTGGCGACACGTTTAAGCTCGGACAGATCTTCGGTGACAAGGAAGCAAAGCTGGCTCTAATGAGCCTGATGAAGTATCGCGCCGAGTACACCAAGCTGCGCGATGACGCGGGCGGCTCGATTGCGGCAGGCACTGTTGACGCTGACTATCAGCGATCGCTGGGTACCTTCGCGGAACAGATGAAGGCGCTGCAAAACACGGGCGAGCGGCTGGCGATCTCGATCGGCACGGCGCTGCTGCCGTCGCTGAACTCACTGGCTAACGTGGTCACGCCAGTGATTGAAGGTATGGCCCGCTGGGCTGAAACCAACCCCGGGCTGATGAAAGGCATCGTGGCGATCGCGGGGCTGACGGTGGGCTTAACTGCTGCCCTGCCCCTCATTGGTGCCGTGGTGGCAGCCATCGGTGTGATTGGTGGCCCGATCACCTTGGCCGTGCTGGGAATTGGTGCGGCGATCGCCCTAGTCATTGCGTACTGGGACGACCTCAAGCAGGTTGCTCTCGGATTCTGGGGTTCAGTGAAGCAAGCGGGCGCGAGTGACCTGTTCCAAGGCATCCGGCAGGGACTCACCGGGGTGATGACGCTACTCAGTGAGGCCAAGCGCTTCTGGGTGGCTTTGTTCTCCGGCAACGAGCAGGAAGTCGCGGCCGCAGCCCAGCGGATCGGGCAGACGATCGGCGCGGTCATCCTGCCAGCCGTGGCGCAAGTCTGGCTGTCGATCGGGCGCATGGCCGCGATGGGTGTCGTCGCGCTCGGTCGGTCGTTCATCACCGGGCTAGCCGGTGCGATGAGGGCCATGCCCGGAATCGTGATGGGCGCCGCTCGCATGGCGGGCACTGTCCTCGTGACGCTCATGCAAGCAGCGATCGCGACGGTCGGCTCCCTACTGCAACAGCTACCCGGCATCGCCGGATCCGCGTTTGCGGGCATCACGAGCCAGTTCAGGGCGGTCTGGGATCAAGCGCTCGGTGTAGTGCGATCGTTCCTGCCCCAGATGGGCGCGATCTTGTTCCCACTGCCCACGTTGGTCATCGGCATCTTCCAGAAGATCGTCCCTGGCATCGCGTCAGTCTTTGCTCAGATGGTCGCCCAGATTCAGGGCGCGTTCCAGCAGGTCGTCGCGTTCATCCGAAGCGTGCCGTCAATGCTGGCCGGCGTCGGTGAGGCGATCATCCAAACCATCATCGACGGGGTGAAGGCAAAGGCTGGCGAGCTGCTGGCGACCGTGCAGCAGAGCTTCGCCAGGGTGCGCGAGCTGATGCCGTTCAGCGACGCGAAGCGCGGCCCGTTCTCGACCCTCACCAAATCCGGCATGGCGATCCCCGGCACGCTCGGGATTGGCGTGCGTCGCGGTGCAGGTTTGCTCCGGCGTCCGCTCGTTGCGGCTGCGACGGCGGCGATGGCCGCGATGGGTGCGGTGCAAGCCCCAGCGATCGCTATAGCAGCGCCGACCCTGCCCCAACCCTTGCCAGCACTCACTCAGCCCGCGATGGGTGCGCCGAAAACTGGCCCGGTTCTGGCCCGGCAGGCCGTCCCGCTGCAGACCGAGAATGCAGGCTCGCAGCAGCTTGTCGCGTCGATTTCCCCTGCAATAGCGCTGCAGGTTCCCGCGCCCGCGATCGCGACTCCGGCTCCGATCAGCGTCCCTGCTCCGCAGATTGTTTCGCAGCCGTCGATTGCCCTGCCGGCCCCAACGATCGTGGCTCAAGCCTCTGTGGCAACGCCCGAGGCCCGCTTTGCCCTGACTGAGGTCAGGATCCCCGAGGTCAATAGCACACCCACGATCGCCGCGCCGATGCCCGCGCCGGTCGTGGTTTCGCCTGCGCCTCGAAGCGATCGGCGCGCCCCGATCAACATCACTGCACCGATCACAATCAACGCTGGTCCAGGGCAGGACGCGCGTAGTATCGCCGCCCAAGTGCGCCAGGTGTTCGATGACCTGATGCGCGAGGCCGAACTCAACCAGCGTGCTGCTCTAAACGACTGATGGCGACACCCCTCTACCAGCTCGGCTCCTACCAGTTCGGACTCGACACAGCGGCCAATGAGTCGCTGGAGCGATCGGACGCTTACCGCTGGGCGCTGCAGGAACGGCTGACCCGCGAGGTCGCCTATCAGTTTCTTGGTCCCGGTGAGCGGAAGATCACGCTGCCCGGTGTCATTTACCCCCAGTTTCGCGGCGGGTTGGGACAGGTGGACGCGATGCGGGCGGAGGCCGACAAGGGCCAGCCGCTCATGCTCACCGACGGCCTCGGCACCGTTTTCGGCCGCTGGGTCATCCTGTCCGTCCGCGAGGTCAAGTCGGTGTTCCTGCAGGGCGGGGCACCGCGCAAGATCGAGTTCAACCTTGAGATCGCGAAGTACGGCGAGGACAATCCCGGACAGGCGGCAACGCCGATCACGACCCGATTTGTCGCGGGGATCCTCTATGGGGCGCGGGCGGCGCTTAGCCCATCGACTGCGCTGGCTGGGCTGGCGAACTCGGCCCAGCAGCTCGTCGCCAATGCGGTCGGCGGGCCACTTGCCCCACTCGCTCAGGCGGCGGGTTTCAGTACGGGGCAGCTTACCAGCGTTGTGCAGTCCGTCGCGGGCGGCAACGTCGAGTCACTGCTCGGCACGTTCGGGCTTGGTGGCGCAACGTCCTCCCAGTGGGCGCAGGCGGGGATCAGCGCGGCAGGGCTTGCCCAAGCTTTCGCGCAGGGACGCGGCCCCGAGGCGGTAGCGATCGCAGTCGAGCAGCTTGCTGGTCTTGGGCCTGAGGCATCGTCGGTCATCCAGTCGATCGCGGGCGGCGGCGCACCGTCGCTGCAGTCGCTGGTCAACGCGGCCGCCACGGTGACGGGAATCCTCGACGTGGATCCGGCGCGGACGGCTGCCGTGCGTGACCTGATTCTGGGTGGCAACTGATGGCGCTCTACATCACCCGCCAGTTCGACGAGATCGACGAGATTTGCTGGCGCTACTACGGCAGGACGGAGGGCACCGTTGAGCCGGTGCTGGAGGCGAATCCTGGGCTGAGCGATATGCTGCCGATCCTCCCCGGCGATGTTGCGATCGACCTACCCGAGCTACCCGAGCCGACGACCCGCAACGTGCTGAGGATCTGGACTGAAGCATGAGCAAGCCTGCCTACCTCGTCGAGGCCGACGGGGTGAACATCACCAAGCAGATCGCCGACCGGCTGCTGAGCCTTACCGTCGTCGACGAAGCGGAGCAGCTAAGCGATCGCGTCGAGATCGTGCTCGACGACCGCGACAAGCTACTGGAGATCCCGAAGTCTGGCACCTGGCTGAAGGTCTATCTCGGCTATGCCGAGGGCGGGAAGCTGCCAGTCTACATGGGCACTTACGCGGTTGATGACCTGACCCTCAGCAACGGCCCGCGATCGATGGTCGTGCGGGCTACGGCGCTCGAAACTGCGCCGGCCATGAAGGACTCAAGGACGCAGAGCTGGCACGACACGACGCTGGGCGAGATCGCCAGGACGATCGCCAGCAGGAGCGGCCTCGAGCTGCGAATTGTTGGCGACGTGGGCAGCATCCCGATTAAGCATGAAGATCAGACCGCCGAGTCAGACATCGCTTTCCTGACGCGACTAGCCCGCAGGCTGAAGATCACGGCCAAGCCGATCGACAAGGCATTGTGGATTACGCGCCGAGCGAGCGACATTCCAGCGACCCCCGGCGTCGAACTGGCGCAGCGCATCGTCAAGGGAGACGAGGTCAGCGACTGGCGGGCCACTATCAAGAACCGAGGAGCCTACAGCCGGGTGAAGGCTCGCTACTTCGATCAGGACGAGAAGAAGGAGAAGCTGCTCACGGTTGGGCCCGAAGACGGCAACCTCCAGACCTTCGAGGAGAAGCAGCTCTACAAGACCCGCGACGAAGCGCAGCGGGCAGCGGACTCGCGGCTGCAGTCCCTCCAGTCGGGTGAGGTGACGATCGACTTCAGCATGGAGGGCGATCCCGAGTTCACCGCCGAGGGGCAAGTCACGCTGCAGGACTTCCGCGCCCTCGTCGACGGCACTTGGTACATCCGCAACGTGACCCACAAGTTCGACGGTAACGGCTACCGGACGACGGTGACGTGCGGCACCAAGGGCGAGGCGAACAACGACTGGTCAGCCGGACGCGGCGAGAACGACAAGCGATCGGCCAGTGAGAAAGGGAGCTTGCTCTGTAAGACTGCTCAGCAGCTCCGGGGGTTCAGTACCCAAGGCGGGCCTGATGGCGGTCGGAACGCTTGCGTCTGGGCGGTGAACCGGGTTTTTCAAAAGGCAGGGCTCACGACACCGTGGGGCGGGTCGAACTACGTCCCTGATGCGGAGGCGGCGCTGCGGCGCTCTGGTGCTCAACAAGTCAGCGGTCCTGAGCCGGGCGCGATCGCAATCTTCACTGATGGCGGCAACCCACCCCAGGCGCACATTGGGATCGTGACCTGTGATGGGGGAAGGGTTATCAGCAACAGCAGCTCGCGACCCACGAGAACGAGGCTCGCCTCACCGTCTGAGTACCAAGGTTTCTACAGTGGGCCAATTCGCTACTACCGCTTAAAATGAGGTTGTCAGCGCAACAGAACTTCACTGGAATCTAAAGAGATGGGTGAAAGCAAAGAGCATTCCACGCTTGACCGTGTATTCGCTGGCGCGGCACCAACCATCTTGGCTAGTTCTTTTCTGGCGATCGTTGGTCTGCTGTGGGCGATGTAGGCCAGCATCATCGAAATCAAGGCCAGCCAAACGCGGATCCTTGAAATCGCCAAGAACACCAGTGCGCAGCTTGTGGAGCTGGAACGGCGCGTTAGGGACTTGGAGTTGAAGACTGCCCAATGAGCACCATTACGGCTGATAAGTTCCTCGATTTCTTCATCCACTTCGACCCCAACAACCCTAACCATCGCCGGGCTGCCTATATGTTGGCGGGTGTGATTCCCGACGCTGCCATGCGGGACAGTGCCGAGTGGGTCAAGACCTACCGCACGGCGAACGCGCAACCACTCACGGCTGAGACGGTTCAGTGGAGTGAGTGGGATGCTCGCGTTTCTGAGCACTTCACGGTGGGCGAGGTGTTCCAGTTCGATGACTTCCGTAGGCAGCGGGTGACTGCTGAGAACAAGCGGCGGATCGTGAAGCTGGCTGCACGGCTCGACGTACTCCGTAAGCAGTTCGGCCCGCTGGGTGTCACGTCTTGGTTCCGCGACCCGGTGACTAACGCTCGGGTTGGTGGTGTTGACGACAGCTATCACCTGACTGGCGGCGCGGCTGATGTGTTCCCACTCCAGTTCAATCCGCTTGAGTTCGAACAGTGGTGCGAGCAGAACTGGAACGGCGGCGTGGGTCGCGGCATCAAAGCTGGTCGCCGGTTCGTGCACCTCGACGACGGGCCGAAAGGGGTTTGGGACTACTGATGAGCAGCGATGATCGGCAGCGGTTCAATGTGCTGGCTGGGCTGGCAACGCTGCTGTTCATCGCCTTCAGCGTCATGGCCTACCAGGACAAGGAGCTTCGGCCGCGCTTCGCTGAGCTGACGATGATCTACGTCTCGTCGCTGTTTGCTCTGATGACCCCTCGAAGCCAAGACAAGGATGATGGGGGTAATTAGAATTGGGGTGTTGATTTTTCACAAACTCCATGTCTCAAATCCTCCAGCACAAGGATGAGATTTTCACGGTATTTCTGTACGTCCATGCGGCCGCGCTGGTGATTGTGAATTTGACCCCAACGCCTAAGGATAATCAGGTGCTGGGTGGGGTCTATCGAGCGGTTGAGTTTGCGGCAGGGTTCCTTGGCGCAAGAGCGAAGAAATGAGTGACCGCATCCGCACGATTGCAGACCAACTTACCGGCGAGCGTGTCGACCTGATTCGGCAGTTGACCTTGCATGAGGGCTTGCGGCTGAAGCCGTACCGCTGCACGGCGGGCAGGCTGACGATTGGCATCGGTCGCAATCTGGACGACCGCGGCATCAGTGAGGCTGAAGCGCGGTTGCTGCTGGTGAGCGACATCGACCACGCAATGCGACAGCTTGAGTCGCGCCTGCCTTGGGTTAGACAGCTTTCGTGGGTGCGTCAGCGAGTGCTGATCGACATGGCAATTAATCTGGGTATCGACGGCCTGCTTCGCTTCCGTAAGACCCTAGGCCACATTGAGGCCGGACGCTACGCCGAGGCAGCTGATGAGATGCTGAACAGCCTCTGGGCTGACCAGGTGGGTGAGCGTGCCCGACGTCTCAGCCGCATGATGGGCAGTAATCAAGACCCGTTTGCCTAGGGCTTGATTGGTGCGATCGCTCAATAGGTGCAGACAGCGGCTGGGGGTGTTTTGAGAGGAGCCGAGGCAACAGTTAGCTGAGAAGTGAGATTAATTCTCTCGATAAGAAACACAAGATAGTGGCTATCAAAACTACTTGGCCACTACAGATAGTGTTTAACTCTCATGTATTCATTGATCTGAGATGAAAAGGTCATATTTTGCTTTTTAACAAAGACTCAAGAGAAAGTATTATGGTGGCTTAGCTAAAAATATGTGATTCATGACGTAGATGGAAAGACGAAAGATCCTAATTGCAACTAAAACCTATCCATCTATTAGTACCAAGTATAAGGAAACTGTTTGTACTGCAGGAATTCTTCTGGATGCCAATGAAAAACCCGTCCAGTGGATTCGAATTTATCCAGTGAGATTTCGAAATCTAGACTTCGACAAGCGTTATAAGAGATGGTCGATTATTAGTGCAGAAGTCGAAAGAAATGAGAAAGACTATCGAGAAGAAAGTTATCGGATTAATGATACTTCAATAGATGTAGTCAGGCACATAGGAACCAAAAATAACTGGGAAGAGCGTAAGTCTTTTGTATTACCTTTGCAATTCAGATCTATCGCTGAAATACAAGCACAAGGAAAATCTTTAGGCATAATTAAGCCCAGAAGTATAGAAAAATATTTTTGCAGAGAAACTGAACGTGAGTGGAGCCCAAAGCAAAGAGCTATTCAAGATCAGGGTGATTTGTTCGAGCCTTCGTTGAATCTAGAGAAAATACCTTACCAGTTTGGCTACCAATTTACTGAAGTAGATAACAAAAAACGTTCGTACTCAATAAGCGACTGGGAGATCTGCGAACTTTATAGAAAGTGTCGAGATAAATCTAATGCTTCCAGTCTAGAGGGAAGAGAATTAGAATCCTTATCCAAGGTTAGAGAGAAGCTAGAAAATGAGTTCTTGTCTAAAAAAGATATTTATTTTATAGTAGGTAATCTCAAACAGCATTGCAAAGTTTTTATGATTATAGGAATATTTTACCCTCCAAAAAACTCCCGAGAAACTGATGTACAAACTCTGAGCTTACTGGACTTGTAAAATGCCTGATTTAGCAACTTCTGAAAGCAAGACAGTGCTGACCTTCGGTTACGGAAACCGAAAAAATTATGATGCTTTTCTTTCTTGTCTTAGAGAATTTAGTGTCACCTGTGTAGTCGATGTAAGATTGAAGCCACGTGCCTGGTCTAGAATGTGGTACGGAGATGCTCTTCAAAAGCTTTGCACCTCTGAAAATATTCAATATGTTTCTAAGTCATCGCTAGGTAATTTGTCAGGTAGTAGTCATTGGATTCCACCTGAACCTGAAGCAGCTAAGCAAACCTTATGCGAAGTTGCTGAGATGCTTGAGACTGGAAACATTTTATTGCTCTGTGCAGAGATGGATTTCTCAAGATGTCATAGAGTGGAAGTGGCATCTAAGTTACAAGAGTTGACTAGTGCTTCAGTTAAGCATCTCAAGTAAGATTGTTCTTGAGATAATTTTTTATTCTTCTAGACTACTGACTATTACTTATTTTGCCTAAGTTGTCTTAAATCTCAATAAATCTATAAGTATTACTTTACTTTAATTCTGAGCAGCTCACTTTGGGTATGTTTAGGCTAAAATAAGGCCAACAGGATTAATGATATTACCTTTTGAATTAATTGCCTCGGCATGAAAGAGCAGTCTTCCAATAACTTAGGATTCTTTCCCCTTCTTCAGGAGCTAGATAAGTATGTTCCTGTTAAAGCCCTTCAAGAATTATTGGGTGATGCCGATGGTGGGCAAGATCTGCCAAAACATACTACAAAAGATGCTCTTATCAATGAAGTACAAATACTTCTTGACCAAAATGCTATTGACATCAATAGCATTATTAAACTGATTCAATCTTATAAATTTGCAGGTAGAGTTTCAGTTTGCTGGGGTATACCCCTAGAGAGGAGAATACTATCTAGAAATGAGCTCAGCAAGATCATTCAAGATAGAAACTCAGCTGATCCATTCAAGAACGAAATAAGGCCTCAACTTACTCAAAAGCCTGCCTTTAACAGTGCTGAATGGATCAGTGGAAATTTATTGCGTCTTGAATTTGTTTGTGCTGGGAAAAAATATGAAATCGAAGATAATTATGAAAGACGCATAGTTATTCCAACTAAGCGCTTAAATTCTTACATTAGGCTTCTAGATACAACTTTTGTTGTCGAGACAAGAGCTAGTATTCGCGAAAGTAAAATGCTGTACAACTCGATGTCATTGTTGCTCGGCATAGAAATAGAACCTATGACTTTTACTAATCAAGATATTTTGCTTTTAAAACAAGAACTCAATGGGAAATCAAAAGCTACAAAATATAAGAGATTTGGTGGAGATATTGATACAATCTATGTCTCTGCCTCTCCTGATTTAGATGACTTAGATGCATCTGAAGAATATAGAAATTATTTTGCTCAAGGGGACTTAAGAGAAACCCGTCTAGAGTTTCTCTATACTTCTTATTCGAGAAAAATAATCGAGTCTTCTTTGCATATTAGTAGCCAAGGGAATATATGGTTTATGAGTGATGTTCCTGAAGAGCTTATTGAGTATGTCTTTTCAATTGTGCACAAAATAAAGTTTTTACCATCATTGAAAAAATTAGGCTTAAAGTCAGATGTAACCACGTCAGATGAAAATGTTATTCAATCACTTATTCATGCTATTCGCAGCCATGGATATGGAAAAAGATTTAACCCACGAATCTATCAAACACTTGGCTTTAGCTTAGATGAAGGAAAATGGATAGAGACTATTTCAAGGTTAGTGAGATTAGGGTACCTCACAGAACAATTTGAACTTGTCTGCCCAAATTGTCAGGAAACCATAGAAGTTTACTCTAGTTATAGAGATATACCTTTGAATGAAGAGAATAAATGCAGTCATTGTTCTCACGAGTTTGAAGTTTCCGAGAAAAATATATTTTTAACCTACTCATTTAATGAAACTTTTGAGTTAGATCAAGATTCTAAATCACGAGAATTGCAAGATAATCAGATTGTCTTAACTCGGATTTAGGAGGCTAGAGTGGGAGATAACTCACACCAAGATTTAACTCTCTTTGATAAGTTGAAGCTGTACCCTGAGATAGTATTAGATGAGAAAATTAATAAGTCTAGAGATTTGCTTACTGATTTACTGTCAAGAGTAAATAAACCAAGAGAAGATGATGACCTTGGTTTAGTTCTTGAGGAGCTAGCTCATAATTTTCTAGAATCTCCTTATCTAAAGCTTAATAGTAAAAGAAGGAGGTGTGAAACAGGAGAAATAGATTTAGACTTTACCGTAAAACGAATTGAAGCTACTCTTTTCTTTGAATTTTCTTATTTACTAATCGTTGAATGTAAAAATTGGCAAAAAACAGTAGGTGCATGTGAGTTAAGAACTTTCTGCTCCAAAATGCGGGATGTTGACGCTAATATTGGAATTTTTTTTGCTACAAATGGCATCACGAAAGATGCAAAACAAATCATTCGTAATGCCTGGGTTAAGGATAAAATAGTTGTGATAACCTTTGATGCTAAAGAACTAGATAAAATTATTAATAAAAGAGGTAATTTTTACGAAATACTTAATCAGAAATATCTGTCTGTCAGAACAGCATCTAGTGTTTGGTAAGTTTTTTGTTCTGGAAGATCCAAACTTTATTTTATGCAAAATTACAAGTAAAACCTTAGAATTCTATCGTTACTAAAACTTTTTAGTTAAGTAGCTAAGATATCTAGTAATTACAGCAACTAGTAAGAAGTTCAACTCCCAATGTCATTATTACCTAGTCGGGAAGAGTATCTTCAAAAAGAACAAAATTAATATCTCTTCTGATAGGTTGAAAGACTTAGCAGTTTAGAAAACAGGTCGGTTATAGAGATCTGAGTGAATAACAGGAACTTCTAGACTATAACGGCGAGCCACATTGTCGACTAACTCACCAAACCACCTAGGTGCGGTTGGTGATACATATACAGACTGTATAAGTTGAGACGGCAAGATATCAACAGTAACTGAATTTAGTATCTTGTCTGGATCTTGAATGGCTTCTGGCGTCCACATAATTGCCCTAAGCTCTTTTTCATGGGCAAAACTACGTCTTTTGTGAGTAATGGGATAAAAAATGTTATTGAATGGAATTACTTCATTGTCATAATCAATATATCTCACCATTGATATCCCCGCTTTTAGTGGTGCACTTTCTAGGCTGATTGCGAGTGTATTGTAATCAGTTTTAATAGCAACACCTTCATTGCTATTTAGATAGAGTTTCCACATTGCTGCTGATTCAAACTCATTGGCATGCCAACAACTGATAAACATTATTTTCCTCTGAATATCCTGAAAATTGATTAATTGTTCAGCAGCATTATTTGAGAAAGCACCAATTTGTACTTGGTTTCGAAGAACTTGAATGCCTGCATTTGACCAAGTGCCTTCGTAGGGATCCTCAAACTGGTCTAACCTAGCAAAGAAAAGCTTTTGGGTTTCAAGTAAACTAATGAACTTTGTGAAGTCCATATAGCGCCAAATTGTTTGGTTATTAGATGGTGAGAAAAAAGCCTCATGATTATCTGTCAGCATGATCAGAACCTAAAATTGTGTGTGTAAACCACGTATTGAGGTTTGTCAGAAGCACAACATTTAACTTCTAACAAGTGAATTGGCAGCCTGAATAGAAATGGAAAACGATGATGGGGCAGGCTTTTCGGCTGGGTTATCCTAAACTATCAAAAGGCTAGGTGATCTCTTGAATTATCAGTAGATTGCTACTACCAATCCAGCTCGTAGGTGTCAGCGACAGGGGGGCCTATCCGCAAATCAATTATCTCTACTTCATCCTCCCGGACTTCAAAGACCAAGACCATGGATGGGACAGATTCACCGCCTGCGTCAATTCCAGGGAATTTATATACCCTGTATCCGCCAATCTCCGTCCCCATCAAATGAGCTTGTCTTGCAAGTCGCCAAGTAATACCGTTCCAGGCTGAATCAAAGCGCCAAAATTCACTAGACGCATAATCCTTTACTCTTATCGTTTCTTCGGACTCTATGATTGACTTGGCAAACCATGACCCGCCTTGCAT